GCGTCTGCATCGGCAGGGGTGAGAGAATCAATCAATTGGTCAATGGTCATATGGTCATCCTTTGTAGGCGGTAGCAGAGGGCTAGTGCTACCTGATATATCTTACCCTCTTACCTATATAGCATAATAGAATCGTGCCAACGCTCCTAAGTTGTTGATTTATAAGACCCCTCCAAAACCCTAATGGGTTTATATACAGTGGTTTTTAGGGACAGTTCGCAGTATTGTTACTGTGGTTTTATCCATGCTGGACAGGCGCTTGCGTGGTTTCCTGATTTGTTCCTATAATTCGCCATCGGTCGCGGTGTTCGCGGCGGTATTGAAAGGCGAAGCCATGCAGCGTAAATTGTCAAGGAAGGAAGTAAACCAAGCATTAGAGACAGTCCCTCTAGATCAATTGTTTTCTATTGACGTTTCCAAGGGGTTAACGCATAAACAAAAAACATTCGCTAGGGAAGTAGCTAGGGGTGCGACGAAGGCCGAAGCGTACAGGCGCTCGTATAAGTCGAACGCTGCGCCCTCCACAATAGTATCCGAGCCATACGCCGTGGCCCGAAACCCGCTAGTGTCCCGTGAAATCGAGGCCTACAAACTAGCATTAGCGGCTCAAGAGTACCAATCCCCTGCGGCTTTGCGTGCCCTGGTGATCCAATCACTTGTTCAAGTGGTGATCGACCCTGATGCGAAACAAGCCACGAAAGTAGCGGCGGCGAAAGTGTTGGGTACTGTTACTGAAGTCGCGGCCTTCACCACAAGGGCTGAAGTGACTACGATAAAACATAGTGTCGATGCGAAAGCACAGGTACTCGAACACCTACGCGCACTCATGCGGGCCCAATCAATCGACGCCGTGGACGTTGACGCTGATTCGCTGCTCGCCGAACTCGACCCCCACCCACCCGCCACCCCCCCAAATGCCAGCGAGGAGTCCCTGTATAACTTACATACTATTCCACACAAACCACCAGAAGATCCACACGAAGTCTCCCAAAATCCTCACAAACCCCCTCAAGATTTTTTAGAACCCACCCAAGAAGAACCTGATTTTCCAGAACACCCCCCCTTGTCTTCAGAACAAAAAGAGGGTGGGGGTATATAAAATTTGGAAACACGTTTCTTGCCATTTTCACAATTATTCCGAGTGGTAACGTTACCAGATGATACCTAAATTCTAGGAAGTAGAGCTAAACAGTTGATTAATAACGGCTTTTTCGGAAATGAAAACGTAAAAAATGGAAGATTTTAGAGCAAAGTCGCCTTGGTTTTCACAAGAATAGTAATTTTGGCAAGGATTGACATGGGAACAGTGCAGATAAATCAGAAGATGATTAGAAGGTTGGCGGATTTGACGTATGAGCAGTGTATGGAGGTGGATATGAGTCCCGGACAGAGTGAAGTGTTCTTGATTATTGATGAATGGTGGAAGAAATTTGGGTACTCGCCGTCTTTGAGGGAGATTGCGTACCAGCGGGGGAAGATGGGGTTGGGAAATACGAAGCGGATTGTGGATAACTTAGTGGATTTGGGTGTTGTGAAGAGGTTGAAGGGTAGGGGTAGGACTGTCAGGCCTGTGTACATTAACTTTAGGACTATCCAATGAAGTTAGAGGACTTGATTGACAAGTTAGAGCCTGCTGAGTACGAGAAGTTCATGGCGGATGTGATGGAGTACAAGACTGCTTTGGGCCGGGAACTAGCTCAAAAGTCTTTTATGGAGTACGTGAAGATTATGTGGCCCGGATTTATTCATGGGCGGCATCATTCTGTTATGGCTAAGAAGTTTGAGGCTATTGCCGATGGGAGTTTGAAGAGACTCATCATTAACATGCCTCCTCGGCACACGAAATCTGAGTTTGCTTCTTATTTACTGACATCTTGGTTTCTAGGTAAGTACCCTGATAAGAAGGTGATTCAGTCTTCTAACACGGCTGACCTCGCGGTTGGATTTGGGCGCAAGGTTAGGAACTTGGTTGGGTCAGAGGCATATGCAAAGGTATTTCCGAACGTAAGCTTGAGGCAGGATAGTAAAGCCGCAGGCCGGTGGGCTACTAATCAGAACGGGGAATACTTTGCTATCGGGGTAGGGGGAACGGTTACCGGCAAAGGGGCAGACTTACTCATTATTGACGACCCACATTCAGAACAGGAAGCGGCTTTAGCTGATCCATCTGTCTTTGACAAAGTTTATGAGTGGTACACCTCTGGGCCGCGTCAGCGTCTGCAACCGGGTGGGGCAATTGTTATCGTAATGACTCGCTGGGGGGAGAAAGATCTAACCGGCAGAGTTATCAAAGATGCCATGCTACGGGACAAGGGGGAGGAGTGGGAGGTAATTGAGTTCCCCGCTATCATGCCTTCGGGTAAACCCTTATGGCCTGAATTTTGGTCGGCTAAGGAGTTGGAAGCTCTGAGGGACGAACTACCCCCGGCTAAATGGTACGCTCAATACCAACAGACTCCAACTGGAGAAGAGGGGGCTTTGGTTAAGCGGGAGTGGTGGAAGATATGGAAACCAGAAAGACCGCCGGAGTGTGACTTTATTATTCAGTCTTGGGATACGGCATTTACAAAAAACGAGCGGTCTGACTATTCCGCCTGCACTACTTGGGGTGTGTTTAGGATGGACGATGATCCTAATAACATACACATTATTCTGTTGGATGCCTTCCAAAAACGGATGGAGTTCCCGGAACTAAAAGCAAAAGCTCTTGTGATGTATCAAGATTGGGAGCCTGATGCTTGTATCATTGAGGCCAAAGCTGCTGGCGCTCCTCTGGTATTTGAGCTTAGACAAATGGGGATAGCCGTGTCAGAATACACGCCTACTCGTGGCAATGATAAATTTGTGCGGATAAATTCTATTACTGATTTATTCAGTAGTGGTAAAGTGTGGGCTCCTGAAACAAGGTGGGCCTCAGAAGTGATTGAGCAGATGGCAGCTTTCCCTAATGGGGATCACGATGACTTAGTGGACTCGTCAACACAGGCACTAATCCGGTTTAGAAAAGGTGGCTTTATCCGTCTGGACTCAGATGAAAAAGAAGAGATAAAGAGTTTCCGCCGCAAGAACACTTACTATTAGGACATGATATGGCTGAGTTTGATTCTTATGAGCCGTTGTTAAATTTACCAGATGTACGTAAATTGTTTAAAGGTGAGCGTGGGTCTTTGTATGCTTTACATGGCAATGGATCTACTACTGCATATAGAGAACCGTCTAACATGCCCGGAACAGGTAAAAAAATGCAATCGCCATCTGCTAAAACATTGTTTATGGATTCCAAGGCGGCGGCAGGACTTCATGGCTGGATAAATGATGAATATCTTGGAACAGAACTAAGACCTGCTGTAGATAAAAATAACAAATTAACTGCTGTTGAGGTTCATGCAACAGACGATGTTCCAAGAAGAAACATAACCAAAGGGCAAGTGCTTTCAAAAATACCGGCTACTATGAGTCCTGAAGTTGGGATGATTCCTGTAGAAATTGGAGGCAGAGGCTTTGTAAGTCCTGTTGGAAAAAAAACAGGCAACAAAATTCATTGGGGCAATAAAATTGCAGAGGTGCATGAACCTTCAAAACTCAAAGGAAAATTAGGAATTGCAGCAGCATTGGCTTCTGGTACAGGAGCAGCAAGTGCTGGAGAATTACGTAAAGCAGCAGGAGATGTTGCAGAGAGTATGCTACCGTGGTGGATGACAGGCGGTAATGCTGGCCCTGCTGATGAGGATGAACAAGTAGCATCAAGATACCGCATGGCAGAAGCAGGCACAAAAGCCGGGGCTGGTCGGGGTAATCCTAACTACGATCCTCGGCTCAATAAACAACCCATTGAAATGCCATCTGAATACAAAGCCGGTGGCAGAGTAAGAATAATTTAAGGAATACATATGGCAACCAACAGCATGGCCCCTTCTCTATATCAAGCGCCAACGGGCATTGATGATGAAAGCTCACTTGAGATTGAAATAGAAAATCCTGATAGCGTTACAGTACATGCTGGGGATATGGAGATTGAGATTCTTTCCCATGCTGAAGGTGACTTTGACGAGAACCTAGCCGATGCAATGGACGAGGGCGAGTTACAAAAACTTGGCTCAGAGCTTATTGATTTAGTTGAATCAGACATTCAATCCCGCAAAGACTGGGTTGAGATGTATGTTAAGGGATTAGAAGTCCTTGGCATGAACTACGAAGAACGGACAGAGCCTTGGAATGGCGCTTGTGGTGTGTTCTCTACTATTCTGACTGAAGCAGCTATCCGCTTCCAGTCGGAAACAATTACTGAGAGTTTCCCGGCACAAGGCCCGGTTAAGACACAGATTATTGGCGATGACAACCAAGAAACTGTAGCAGCGGCAGAACGTGTACGTGAGGACATGAACTACCAACTAACAGATGTAATGACCGAATACCGGCCTGAGCATGAACGTCTGTTATATAACCTTGGTCTAGCTGGAGCGGCGTTTAAGAAAGTCTACTTTGACCCAGCTTTAAATCGTCAAACGGCAATGTTTATTCCTGCCGAAGACTTAATTATCCCCTATGGCGCATCTAGTGCTAATACAGCAGAACGTGTTACGCACTTAATGCGTAAGACTAAAAATGATATTCGCCATTTACAAGTTGCAGGTTTTTATCGGGATATTGATCTAGGCGAACCAGATAACACACATACCGATGTAGAAAAGAAAAAAGCCGAAGGCCAAGGCTACTCTTTAACTGACGATGACCGTTACCAGATTTATGAAATCCATGTTGACTACGACATGCCGGGTTACGAGGATAAGGACGGAGTAGCCCGCCCCTATGTAGTTACCATTGATCGCAGTACTAATGATATTCTTGCTATTCGTCGTAACTGGGAAGAAGACGATAAGACAAAACAAAAGCGCCAGCACTTTGTACAGTACACCTATGTACCCGGCTTTGGTGCTTATGGATTAGGACTGATTCACCTGATTGGTGGATATGCTCGTGCAGGAACTTCTTTGATTCGTCAGTTGGTGGATGCTGGAACTCTAAGTAATTTACCCGGCGGCATGAAAGCTCGTGGGCTACGTGTAAAGGGTGACGATACACCTATTGCGCCGGGAGAGTTTCGTGATGTTGATGTTGCGTCTGGGTCAATCCGCGACAACATCATGCCACTTCCCTATAAAGAGCCAAGCCAAGTTTTGCTGGCCCTTCTCAATCAGATTACCGAAGAAGGCCGTCGTCTAGGATCTATAGCTGATATTCAAGTTAGCGACATGGGAGCAAATGCACCCGTGGGCACTACTCTAGCATTGTTGGAGCGACAATTAAAAACAATGAGCGCTGTTCAGGCGCGTGTTCACTTTTCTATGAAGCAGGAATTTAGACTGCTTAAAGAATTAATTCGTGACCACACCCCAGAAGAGTACAGCTACAAACCTGAAGGCGGCAACCGCAAAGCCAAGCAGGCAGACTATGACTTGGTTGAGATTATTCCTGTCAGCGATCCCAACAGCACCACAATGGCGCAACGGATCATGCAGTATCAGGCAGTTACTCAACTATCCGCTCAAGCTCCTAACATCTATGACTTGCCGTATCTGCATCGTCAGATGATTGAAGTGCTAGGTGTTAAGAATGCTGACAAGATTGTTCCAATAGAGGACGATCAAAAACCGCGTGATCCTATTAGTGAGAACATGGCTTTCCTCAAAGGAAAACCTACCAAGGCATTTATCTATCAAGACCACGAAGCACATATTGCGGTGCATTCAACGTTCATGCAAGACCCTATGATTGCAGCACAGATAGGCCAAAACCCTATGGCCCAACAGATGCAGTCAGCAATACAAGCTCACATTGCAGAACATCTGGGCTTTTCATATAGGACAAAGATTGAAGAACGCCTTGGCGCACCCCTGCCTAAGCCTGATGTTGAACTTTCGCCAGAGTTGGAAATTGAGTTATCTCGTGCTGTTGCACAAGCATCACAACAGTTGCTACAGATGAACAAGGCCCAAGCGGCTCAAACTCAGGCTCAGCAGCAGATGCAAGACCCAATTATCCAAATGCAGATGCAAGAACTTCAGATTAAGAAACAGGAAGCTGATAGTAAAGCCAAAAAGATTGACGCGGACATAGCATTAGCCCAAGCCAGATTAGCTTTGGATGCGGATAAGAGTGGCATCAGCCCAATGCAGATTGAACAAGAAGCCATGCAAGTTGAACAAATGCACCAGCAACAGCTTCAGATTAATGCTCAAAAGGCGCAGCAAGCTCAAGCTCAACAGCAACAAGCACAGCAACAACAAGCTCAATTACATCAACAAAGCATGATGCATAAAGATCAACTTCAGCAACAGAAACTAACCCCCGGAGGTATGTGATGGACGCAATGAGTGCATTAATTAAAGATATAGATGAAGATATACATCAGTTAAATCAAGTAGTATCTTCTGGTGCAGCTTCTGATTTTGCAGAATATAAATATTTATCTGGTCAGATACTAGGATTAACTAAGTGTTTATACTATGTAAAAGATATGGAGAAACGTTTACAACAATCGGATGATTAGGTTTGGATGGGTTTATCTGGGGTTACCCGCCGAAATACGCTCAAACCCCATGCGTGTAAGGAAAATAAATGAATGACTTTAATGTTGCTGCGGTTGATTTATCTGGAGTATTAAATACCACTCCAGAAGAAAAAGCCCGGCAGATACCCGATCCATCTACATATTACATATTGTGTATGGTTCCAAAAGCTGAAGAAGAAATTGGCGAATCTGGATTGGTAAAAACAGCACAAATGATGCATCACGAGGAGCTTTTATCCCCCGTGTTATTTGTGGCAAAAATGGGGCCAGATGCTTACAAAGATGAGAAACGATTCCCTAGCGGCCCTAGCTGCAAGGTAGGAGATTTCATTCTTACTAGGCCAAATACTGGTACTCGCATGAAGATTCACGGAACAGAGTGGAGACTAATCCACGACGAGTCTGTTGAAGCTGTTATTCAAGATCCACGCGGCATCCAACGTCCATAAGGAACAATCATGGCCACATTTGAAAAAACTGAGTTTGAATTTCCAGATGAGGTAGAAACTAAAAATCCACGAGAGGGTGGAAAAGTAGTATCTACTGAAGAAGAAATTGAAATTGTTGACGATACTCCTGCGGCAGACAGACATCGTACACCGATGAAGGAAGCTCCGGCCCCGGTAACGGATGAGGAGTTATCTAAATATACCGATCAGAAACTTAAAGACCGGCTATCCCATATTAATAAAGGATACCACGAAGAGCGTCGAGCAAAAGAGTCTGCAATGCGTGAGCGAGAAGAAGCTTTACGTATGACTGAAGCAGTTGTAGAAGAGAACAAACGCCTGCAAGGATCTTTGGCTACTAATCAAACTGCTTTATTGGAACAAGCCAAGAAAGTGGTGGAGTCTGAGATTGATTCTGCCCAACGAGAGTACAAGGAAGCCTATGAATCCGGTGATACTGATCGGCTAATTAAAGCTCAATCCAAGCTAACTACCGCTGCAATCCGGGCGGATAAGGTAAATAATTTTAAACCGGCCCCTTTACAACCGCAAAGAACTGTAGTACAACCGCAACAACCGACTTCACAAGAGTCTATTCACCCAGACACTCAAGAATGGATAGATAGAAATCCTTGGTGGGGTAAAAAAACTGGTATGACTGCATATGCAGTAACATTCCATGAGGATGTACTAAACGCAGGCATTCAAAACGGCAGCAGAGAATACTTTGATGCCATTGATAAGGAAATGAAAACAAGGTTCCCTGAGGCATTTGCAGAGGAACCCGCTGATGCGAAAACATCTCAGCGAACAAGATCAAATGTTGTAGCACCGGCTTCCCGTAGTACAGCGCCGAGAAAGATCGTACTTACGCAAAC